CGAAGCATAACAATGTCTTGTGGGTCTTGGTCGTGCATATCATCTTTAATATCAAACCACTTACCACGGCCAAAGGTAGCCTCTTCCAGCTCTGCTACAGACGACTCAACAGCCTGTTGCAGTGCAGGACTTACAATGCGAGAACGCTCAGACTCTCGTGTCTTGTCTTCGTGACTCCACTGTCCACGCCACAGGCGGTAATACTCGTCAAAGCGCTGTGAATAGTTTGCTTCGTAGTAGTCTCGCCACGATTGGCACTTCTCACCAACCCAGCCCTCTAGTGTTTCGCTGATGTAAAAATCATCTTTATCAAAAGACATATTAGTATCCTGAGTATGAGTCTAAATATTCATGTTCATCTTCTTCAAAATCAATTGCGTAGGCTACCTTGGCTAACTGGTCTATGTAGGCTAAGGAGTCTATCAAGTCATCGTGAACAAGTGCGTTTGGGAACTGAAACAACTCGTCTAAGAACTGACTGTTCCATGTTCCTGTGTTTAATGTGATTGTACCGTGTTCAAAGCGCCCTTGCAGCGCCCATACAATCCTATCTATCTTTCTTTTATTGCCGTGTGTCAACTCTTCAATGCGAAAGAAGCGTTGGTTCTTTTTCATTATGTCGTTTAAGTAGGGGTAGACAGCGTTCTTCAAGGCTCCTTTTTCGATTCCGACAGCAACTGGTTGATAGTCTCTAACTGCTTCAAAGATTTTTCGTGCTGTCTCTTCAACACCCCAGCGTCCGTGAATGATGTTAGCAACCCACCAGCCCTCTTCGCTTGCCTTAACCACCGCAATTGACGTTTGGTCAAGTCGTTTGGTTTTAGTAGTAACTTTTTGGACATCTGCAAATCCTGCCAAATCCACAGCAATATAAAACTGACCATTCTCAGGTTCTTCTTCGCTGAATGTAATATGTTCTTCTTTAAATAACTCTCCACCAGCAGCTTCAAAGGAAGCCATAAACTCTTGTCTAAACGAGAAGGCAGACATAGACTTCTTAGCTGCTTCAATCTCTTTAGGGTCTAGTAGTGGGTTGTCATAGCTTGTAAAGTGCCAACCTTTAAATGTTTCATCATCTGATATACAAGCATATTGATACAGATCATAGAAGTGGTTACGACCCATTGGCGTACCAATGAAGAGTGCATTACCCTTCTGATCCGCAAGAGCAGGTCTCAGGATTTGCTCCCAAACCTCTGGCTTCATGTCAGCGTATTCGTCCATAACCAAGAACTTCAAGCTAACACCACGCATAGTCTCTGGTCTGTCAGCGCCCTTCAGGGCTATGGTAGCGCCATTGACTAGCTTAATCTGTAGGTTGTTAACGTGGCTGCTGGCTATGACGGGGTGTCCAAGCTCTAGCAGCGTCTGCCACATAATGTCTCTAGCCTGACCCTGTGTAGGGGCAACGTAGAACACATGGCCGCGTTTAACCTGTAAGGCATTGATGATTAGTAGCCAAGCAGCTAACCTAGACTTCCCTGTCCTGCGTCCTGCCGCTATCACTTTAAACCGTGTGGGGTCGTTAAAGACCTCCTGCTGCCACGGAAGTAGGGCTACCGCTAATTCAGTCAAACTAATAAACCCAAACTACAGGAGCTTCATTATCGTCAAGGTCGCGGATGTCAACATGGATAAAATTACTAGCAACTCCAATGCCATTAAAGCCAAGCGCGATGGCATGTTTAACAATTGTATATCTTTGATTTCCACCACTGACTTTAATGTCAGCTGCAATGCCTTGAGCATGTGTTCCTGCTTTCTCCTTTTTAGCTTCTATGGGGTGTGTTGGGCTTCTATAGCCGCTGGTGATGATGAAGGGAAAACCACAAGCTGCTCTTAACAAGTCAAGCTTCTTAATGAGTTCGTCTTTAATCTCATTCTCGCCTGTGTACTGACAAGCAAACTCGCCTCTTGAGAAGTATTTAGATTCATGGGACATCTTGATAATCAACCTCTTCTGCTTCTTCGTTGCCAGAGATAATTGTAGTCTCTCCACCAACACCAGTTATTGATATGTTTATAGCACTTCTGCTACCACCTGCTTTATCCTTCTCAAAATAACTAACAGGTAATAACCTATCCATACAGAGCTTCCAAGCCGCTGCTTGGTTCTTGTGATCATCATCTAACGCTGCATTGAGAATGCTGTCTAACACCTTCCTACTCTTTGGCGATGCAAGCATTCTTGCTTTGTAGTCGTTAATAATAGCCGCATCACCCTTAGGTCTGCCTACGGCATTACGACTGCCCTTCTTGTTGGCTGACACTGCTTTCTTCTTTGGGCGGCCCACCCGCTTCGCGGGCTGACTGACACCTAGGTCTTCATTACTCAAGGTCTACTCCTTAGGTTATCTTAAGTATACTTAAGTATTCTTTATTTATTATCTTTAATGATTATCTATAAAGAACATTCTTAAAGGAGTCTTAAGTATACTTAAGGCGCTTGGTTGCCTTTTTCTTAGTCTTTGTTATACTATATATTATAGCACATTTTTAAGCAAAAGTCAAGCTTTATTTGTGACTATTGTCATTACTTTTTGATATACATAATTGTCCCTTTATGCACTGGTGTCATACTTAAGGGCCGACCTGTGTTTTCTCATGTATTTCAATGACTTACGTATACTTGTGTATACATGCCCTTTTAGTCTAATTTACTACTTTTTTGTATACCGGAGGGTACACCAGATAATCACCAGTAGCCACGGGCCCCCCCGTCCCAAGTTATCCACAGGTTTTACACATGTTATCCACAGCGCACCAAGGCAGTGCATAAGTTATCCACAGGTTATCCACAGGCTGCACAGTTGGCACAGGTATTGCATGAGTTGACACAGGGCCAGTGTGTGTATGCTAGTGGATACCTTAGGACTAACACAGGACTAACACAGGACTAACACAGGACTAACACAGGACTAACATAGGACTAACACAGCTGACAATGTTGGCATGGTTATTGCTACGCGCACACGCGCATATATAAAGGTATATACAAGCTTACTAATAGTTATATGCTTATTCTTTATTGATATAAAAAATATATACAAAACTGTTGCAATGGATCACAACAAGAGTAAACTGGCTACATAAACAAACAAAGAGGCACAGACAATGCAAACAGACGACCTAATCATCATCATCCTTGAAGTCCTCACACTGGCAACGTGGGCGTTATTCAAAACAACGGGAGTATTTTAAAATGACTAGATTCATGAGCAAGCGCGACGTACAGGCAACATTAAAGCACATTAAATCAATGGGCTATACCGTTGAGGGTAAAAAGGGTAGCTACAAGGTATTGGACGGTGACGTTGTAGTATTCCAAGCAATGCCACACAGTAGCAGTGGGCCTTCACTGGTCACTCTCAACGATGAATATTTTGGATAGTTGTTTTATCGTGCCCATTGGTATACAGTGGGCATCATTAAACCAACACAACAATAAAGAGGCACGACACGATGAAACTTAAGCAATTAGGTAGTAACATGACTGAGCTAGATTTAGGATTTGCACAGGTATTCTTTAGCTATGAGACACCAGTAGCTGCACGTTTGACTGATGGCTCACTGGTACGCACAGCAGAGCGATACAGCGTCACCACTACCAAGCATATAAACAAATGGCTAAATGGCTGTGAGGCGCTTACAGTGTCACAGGATCGCATTGATTGCCTGTTGACTTCAACCAGCGAATGTGATTCAGACTATGATGAGGTGGCATAATGAAAACTAAAGGAGAAGTGATTAGATTTAAACTAGAATTTATGTTGATGATGTTGGCAGCGGATAGGCTTAAGGAAGGCGACAAAGCATTGCAAGAGGCGCTAGCTATATGTGATACCATAACGGAACAAATGCCAAAGGAGGCGGAGTAATGAGCAAATGGGATGACTGGGTGGAGATAAGTACCACCAGAACAGCACTACACAATGGCGATGCCCCTGAGTTTTTTCAACGGGCAGGTGATTGGATAGATGAGCTGCAGGCACAGCTGGACAATATGATCAGCTCTGATAATGTATTTAATGAGGTCAAAACGCAGGTGCTGCAGGATTTGATCCGCAGTTTGGACGATGACCGCGCAGCCGCGCTGCAGCTAATGGTAGAGCGAGGGCCTGACCAATGAATGACTTGTACTGGTACGCCAAGTGGTGTACAATCGGTTTCACTGTGGGTTTCTTTATAGGCTACGGGGTGACATCATGGATAATATCATAGCGGAGGTAGTGGGCTGGTCTACACTGACAGCCATTGTAATAGCAGCACACAAAGGCGTGTTCTGGCTAATGACTAACAACATACTGGAGTATTTTATATGACTAGAAACAACGAGTACCATGGCGACGAACATTTATTAGCTGACGATGAGTATCCACCTATGCAGCAATGGGAGATTGACGAGGCACTGGCGGATATAATAGGCGATGACAAATGGCTGGAAAAACAACAGGCGAAAACCAATGATAATATTTAATAGAGTGTTAAGCGTAGAGTACAGACTGGGCGTAGGGTTTGACCTTGAGTTCCCAGACAGTCGCCCGGTTTGGGTGCACTGACATAAGCACAGGCAAGACAGAGACCATGCCATTCCAAGGAGTCATCTTACATCTACCCCTGTGTCTGGTATCATACGGTCGGGTTTATGAGGAGGTCTACGAATGAGTAGAATCAAAGAGGAGATGCTGGGCTATGAGTACACCCAGAACGACTGGATTGAGCCACAGGCGCACGTTATGGTCGATGAGCTGGTAGAGTATCA